ATTACGGATAACCTAAATTCTAAAAAAGACCGGAAGACCGGCTAAAGATAAAAAATGGCTTTAATCGGGTTCACAATTGAAGATTTGGCGAACCTAAAGGCAGCACTGGCATCTGGCGCATTAATCGTTACGATTGGCGACAGAACGGTCAAATATAGAGATCAAAAGGACATAATCCAAGCAATTCGGATGTGTTTAGAAGAGTTAAATGGTGTCCCAACCGACACCGTTGCCAACGTTCAAGGCAGCTTTAATAAAGGCTCATGGGGATCTTCGGGCGGAACTGAAGGCGGATCTCTTTAAACTATGAAACGAACTATAATAGATCGGATTATTGAGGCGATTAGTCCTCAAGCTGCGTTGACTCGCATTCGGCAGCGTCAAGCAATCGATATCATACGTGGTTACGATGCTGCGAGTAGTTTCAACTCCGGCGATTGGATTACGGCTCGCGGTACGAGCGCAATCTCGGAGACACGCGTAGCACTTCCCATTACGAGAGATCGTTCTAGGGACTTGGTTCGCAATTCTCCGTATGCGAATAAAGCGTTGAATGTAATCGTCTCGAATACTGTTGGTGCCGGAATCATCCCGCGTATCAAGGGAAGAACTAAGACACAGCAAACGAAACTCACAGAGATGTGGAAGCAGTGGGCTGAGAGTACACAGTGTGACTTCCAAGGCCAGTCTAATTTTTACGGACTTCAGGCGATGGCATTACGATCAACCGCAGAGAGCGGAGAAGTAATCGCTAGGAAATCTTTTAAAGCGGGAATCGCTAAGATTCAATTATTGGAATCTGACTATATTAACAAGACGTTTAGTAATAACACGACAAACATCGACGGTATCTGGATAGACGATCAACAGAACGTTACCGGCTTCCAATTGTACGACAATCATCCGGGAGACTTCAAGGGTTACAACCTCGAGTCGAAAACTGTTCCAGTTGAACAGGTTATCCATATGTTCAAGGCTGAACGTCCTGGACAGATGCGCGGAATGCCGTGGGTGTACCCGGTAGCGACTGCGATTAAAGACTTTGCTGACTACCAGAACGCAACTTTGATTAGACAGAAAGTCGCGGCTTGCTTCACGGCATTTATCACCGAGAAAGACGGCGACGGTTTAAAAGATGCAGCGACTCTTCGTGCCCAACGTGAGTCTGAGAACTCGATGGAACCCGGAGCGATTCGTTACTTAGCTCAAGGGCAATCGGTTACATTGGCCAACCCTTCCGGAGTTGATCAATACGATCCATTCGCTAGACAGACGCTTCGTAGTATCGCAGCAGGTTTCGGAATCTCGTATGAATCACTCACCGGTGATTATAGCCAAGTGAACTTTTCAAGTGGTCGCATGGGTCACTTAGAGATGCAACGTAACATCGATATGTGGCGTTGGCAGACGTTGATCCCTCAGTTCTGCGAACCCGTCTTTCAGCACTTCTTAAAGTGGTGCCAGATTCAAGGAATGGACACAAACGGAGTAAGCGCCGAGTGGACTTGTCCCGCGCGCGAGATGATCGATCCCACCAAAGAGATCGAGTCATTGAAGTCGGAAGTCAGATCTGGATTCAAGACGTTACCCGAAGCGATTCGTGAACGCGGCTTAGATCCTGACACGGTTATTACTGAGGCAGCAGACTTCAACTCGAAGTTGGATGCTCTCGGATTAATCTTCGACACTGACCCAAGAAATATTACGAACCAGGGGATGATGCAGATGATTAATGAACCGGCAGATCCCGCCGATCCGAATGCGGATAATGGAGCTAGTGATAGTGGACAACCGAACAAAACAAATGATTCTAAGTCACCAAGTAAGAGCGGAACTAAGCAATCCAAACCAAGAAAATAGAACGGTTGAGGTTACCTGGTCCACTGGATCTAAGGGACTTCGCTCTGGATGGGATGGCCCATACAACGAAGAGTTGTCGATGGACCCTAAACACGTCGACATGAGTCGATTGGACTCTGGAGCAGCACCAGTACTCGCTGCACATGATCAAAGTAATCTAGATGGGGTGATCGGAGTAGTCGAGAGGGCCTGGCTGGATAATGGAGTTGGCCGCGCATTACTCCGGTTTAGCGCCTCTGATCCCGTTGCAGACAAGACGTTCAAGAAGATCCAAGAACGCATTCTGCGGAATGTGAGTGTTGGTTACAGCGTCTCTGAGTACACGGATACAACTCAGAAGAGCGACAAGTACCCGACGATGCTGGCTACACGCTGGCAACCGAAAGAGATTTCAATTGTCCCGATTGGTTTCGACGCCAAAGCGACAACTAGATCGGCAGAAGAAGAAAAGAATGAAGTGGAAATCATCGGCAGAGCCGAAGGAAGCAATATGAAAGTAGAAGAAACAGTAATCGCGGCTCCCGTTGTAGAAGCAGTAGTCGCACCCGCCGCTCCGGTAGTAGACACCGAAGCCCTAACTCGCGAAGCCGCTAAACAGGCTACCGCACAGGAACGCACTCGCGTATCCGAGATCCAATCCGCAGTTCGCGCTGCCAAGTTGGAAGAAGTCCTCGCATCTGATTTTATTACTCGCGGTGTATCGATGGTTGATGCAGCGAAAGAGATTTTTAAAAAACTTGAAGAACAAACGGCCCAAGGCCAACAACGGAGTAACGTGAAAGTCGAAATCACTCGTGATGAGAAAGAAACACAAGCTGAAGCACTAGAGAATTATCTCGCTAATCGTTTTAGCCCTAGCAATAAACTTGATGAGAAAGGAAAGATCTTCGGCGGAATGTCGATGACTCGCGTTGCCGAGCAATTGGTCGGTCGTAAGATCGGTGAGAGCGAACTCGCACTCGCTAATCGTGCAATGAGCACCAGCGATTTGCCAAACATACTCGCGAATGTCGCGGAAAAAAGCATGCGCGCTGCATATGTTGCAGCACCGCAGTCTTTCAAGCCCTTCACTAAAGCCGGAACTCTCCGTAACTATAAATCGGCTAACCGTTTGCAACTCGGCGATGCACCTGCACTCCAGGCGCTGAATGAACACGGCGAAGTTGTGATGGGTAACACGGTCGAGTCGAAAGAAACGATCCAGTTGAAACGTTACTTGTCTGGTATCTCGTTCACTAAAGAAATGATCGTGAACGACGATCTCTCGGCACTCTCCGGATTCAGCGCAAAGTATGCACAACAAGCCGCTAACCTTGAGTCGGATTTAGTTTACGGAATCTTGACTGCGAATGCAGCGATGGGTGATGCAATTGCATTGTTCCACGCTTCGCACACTAACCTCGCGGCTTCTGGTTCAGTAATCTCTGTAGCATCTGTCGGCGCGGCTTGGGCAGCAATGATGAAGCAAACGGATCTCTCTGGAAATTACTTGAATCTGTCTCCGAAGTACTTGGTTGTACCGCCCGAGATCATGACTGCTGCTAACCAATTTGTAAGCACTGCTTTATTGGCTACTCAGTCTTCCAACATCAACCCTTTCGCAGGTCGCTTGACTGTTATCGCAGACGCACGGTTGTCTGCTAACTCGGCTACTGCTTGGTATCTGTCTGCTGAACCTTCACAGATCGACACGGTTGAATTGGCTACTCTCGAAGGCGAACAAGGTCCTTTGGTCACCGTTGATCAGAACCACAAGACACCCGGCACCGTTCGCATTATCTGTGAACACAGTGCAGGTGCTTCGGCTCTCGATTTCCGTGGCCTCTACAAGAATCCCGGCGCTTAGTTCTTAATATCTAATTGGGCGGTACTTACATTCCGCCTTTTCTTTAACTTAACTTTAAAATCTCTATGGAGAATTTCTAATGAAAAATTTCGTACAAGAAGGTGATGTAATCACTCTCACGGCCCCCTATACTCGCACGTCGGGACAAGGAGCACTAGTCGGTTCATGCTTTGGTATTGCAACTGTGGATGTAACTAGCGGTAGCGCAGCGTCCTTTGCAACTAAAGGTGTTTTCGATATCACCAAAGCTACTGGTGCAATCACTCAAGGAGCTAAAGTATATTGGGACGATACAGCTAAGAATATCACCACTACTTCAGCATCGAATACGCTCGTAGGCGTTGCTACTCAAGCACAAGCTTCTGGCGATGCTACCTGCCGTGTTCGTCTCGGTATCGTAGCATAATCTATGAGTTTCAAAGTCCTCAGTCAGTCCATTGTTCGCCTCGCACAAACCGTGTGGGGCAATCCGGTGGCTTATACTCCGAATGGTGGCGCGTTAGTCACGATTCAAGGCGTTTTCGCGAATGCTTATGTAGAGACTGAGGGGATTGTTTCTATGAAGCCAACATTAAGAATAAATCTAGTGGATTTACTCGCGTTACCCGGTAAGGGCGACACGGTGTTGGTGGATACGATTAACTATAAAGTTATCGAGTCGAAGATTGATGGTCACGGCGGATCTACTTTAATCCTCCAGAAGGCGTAGGTATCTGTGGCTAACAATCGCGCAGCAATTAGAGCGGCGTTGGTTTCGGCGTTAAGTGGTAACACTTCGGCGGGAACGAATGTCTATGCTAATCGTGAGACTAAACTTTGGCAAAGCGAATTGCCCGCTATCTTGATCTATACTCTACATGAACCCGCGACACCGAGAGACCTCAGTGTTCGGCAATATATCCGTAAATTGCAACTCGCTGTAAAGGTAAAGGTTGAATCCTCTACGACGGTTGATGATGATTTGGACGCGCTTACCGCCGAAGTTGAAGCGGTTATCATGGCTAATTCAAGTCTTAGCGGAACCGTTCTCTCAACTATCCAAACACTAACCGAAGTTATCGTGGATTCGACCGGCGAAGAAGATCTCGCCACGGCTACCATAACATTCGAATGCACATATATTTCCTAAGGGGTTTACAGTGTCAATTGCAGTTAAAAAGAATACAGCCTATGCCGTCGAAATTGAATCGACCGAAGGAACCTATGTTGCACCTACGGCAAGCACTAGTTTCGTTCAAACTCTAGACTCGGGCGCTGATATTGCACCGTCTAAACAACTCTTATCACGTTCCATCTTTACCGCATCTATCGGTCAGACCGCTCCGCGAACGGGAGAGTTCCAGGTTACAGCGTCGATGCCTGTTGAGGCTCGCGCTAATTCTGTAGAAGGCGTGGCGCCTGAATATGATAAATTGATGCAGTCGGCACTTGGCACTAAGCATGTGATCTCGACTACGACTACTACTAAGACTGGCAACACGACTACTGTACTCCAGATCCAAGACGCTGATATCTCGAAGTTCGCAGTTGGCGATATCGTGATGGTTAAGAAGTCAGGCGGATACCATGTTAGCCCTATCATCTCTAAAACAACCGGCACCGGAACAGCATCGGTTACACTTCTCGCTCCACACCCGGTATCGATCCCTGATGGTTGCACCATCTCCAAGTCTACGACTTACAATGTAGCGGATTCTGGTCACCCTAGCTTATCTATCTCGAAATATTTAGAGAGCGCAGTCCTCGAACAGGCCGTTGGATGTAAAGTAAAAGATCTAGCACTAGATAACTTCGCAACGGGACAATTACCGTCTTGGAAGTTTGGATTGGAAGGATTGAACTTCGGTCGTTCCCTTACAGCACCGCCTTACGCGCCTTCTTATGATTCAGCTTTACCGCCTATCATTTTAGATGGTCGTATCTACATGGGTGCCACCGCATTTGACGTGAATAAATTGAGTGTCACATTGACCAATACACTCGGATTCCAGACTTCGATTGCCGCCTCCAATGGTCGTGTGTCGAGTCGCGCTACTGATCGTAAGATCAAAGGCACGTTTGATCCCTACAAATCTAGCACTGATATCGCGAACTACACTCTCTATGCCAACAACACGGCATTTAGTTTGTTCGCTTATGCCAAGGTTCCGACGGGTGTCGCGGGCGAGTTCGGTCAAGTTGTCGCTGTCTACATGCCTAACTGCGTGATCACTGATATCGGTGAAGCGGATAGTTCGGGATTGTTACAGGATAACATTTCATTTTCTGCAAATCGCGGCAACTCCGGAACCACTCCAGAGATTTATATAGCCTTTATTTAGGTCAGTTGCCTCCCCTGGTGCGTGTCACATACGCGACGGGTTTCGTTGAAGTTGTGAGTCTTGGCCGCTGGGCCTTTATTAACCAGGGGAAGTAAAATGAGAGTCTACAAGCGCAGTGATCGTATCACTGTGAAGATCGATGAGATAACAGTTAAGTTAGCGCCGATGACATTGAACCAGAAGACGGAAGTCCAGATGGCTATGATCAAGGGCCATAAGAGTTTGGATATCCGCGAAGCAACGCGCGGACTCGGGCTTGCGATTCAATACACGTTGAAAGCAATTACGGGCGTTGAGGATTCGGATAACCAACCGTATCAATTA